ATAAACCATAAACATAAGGAAATGGACTTACGGGTGATGTCCCACTTGTACCACTTGATCCTGATGTACCATTAGCACCACTTGTACCACTTGATCCTGATGTACCACTTCCTGTTGATCCTGTGATCACATTTGCTAATTGTTGTACAGTAGCTTTGAAAGATGATCCTTCCGGACTTTGTGTTGTATCCCCAGTAATAACAATGTGGATTAAATCGTTCAATGTTACTCCTGTAGCTAAAGTCCTATCTGTAAGTCTGTTGTATATTGGCATATCAAATAATAAATATCATATGAAATATTTTATAAAGTACAATCGATTATACGAGATAATGTACATCCTGAAATATCAATCAATGTTAACTCGACCGCTGGTGCTGAATTAAATTGTATTGGCAAACTAAATGTTATTGGTGTTGTTGATCCACTTCCAATATAACTACAATTATTTCCATAAACATCACATGTAATGGCACTGAATGGTGTTGTTAAACCCGAAACTGAATTAATTTCAATTTGATTCATAATTCAAAATTAAGGACAAGTAATCACATCAATTATTTCTCCAAACGCATCAACTTGAACCGCATAGATTACAACTCCAGGTGCTGATGTGGAAGATATTGCAATCCAATTACCAGCCTGACCTGTAATAGGTAAACCTGTAGAATTATTGATTAAAAAGTCTGTAACTATTGGGGTGGTGTTCGCTAAAGACCAATCTCCGCCACCAAAACTAATATAATTAGAACATGCAGTTCCACTGTCTCCGAACCATGTTGCTCCTCCTGTCCATTGATACCCAACGAACCCAGGTGTGTAACTTGGTGTTGGTGTAGGACTTTTTGTGATGGATGGAGTTATTGTGTTAGTTGGTGTGAATGATGGTGTTACGGTGTTGGTTGGTGTAATTGAAGGAGTATTGGTTGGTGTTGGTGTTGGGGTTGGTGTAGGTGGACAGTATTCGCAAGAAAGATCATAATCAATAATTAAATTTACAGTTACAACAGTATCTTGTAGAGGGTTAAAAATTTCCGTTGTACAATCTTTTGGTATTTCCTCGCATGTTGTTCTTATTATGACTCTGTTATTTGATATATCTACAGTAGTTCCTGAAATTCCAACAAACGAATCTAATGTTTCAATTAATGTTTGTGACCATAAAACATCTGAAGGGAAATCATTAATTGATGTTCCTGTATAAAAAGGAATTTGAACTGATTGATTTCCAACTTCAGCATAAATTGAAAATATTGACTCATTAACAATACAGTTTGTATTACCGCTTGTTAAATCAGTGAAACCTTCAAGATACATGTTTCTAATATTACGATAACCCATCGTACTTGAGTTGTGAAACTGATGTTGACAAATATTAAAGTATCTATAAGAATTAACTTTTTTTGTACCTTTGAGAGTAACACTTTTTGTCAAAGTGCAACCACTTGAATCTGTAACTGTTAAACTGTATTCTCCTGAGGTCAGTCCTGTCACAGTAGTACCTGTTTGGCCACTTGCAACTCCACCATCCCATAGATAAGTATAAGGTGGTTCCCCACTCATAACATATACCCTGATTGAGCCATCATCAGAACTGAATGGTTCTACTGTTAATAAATTAAAATATACACTTTCACTATTATCAATAAAAACTGGTTCATTTTGAATACAGTTTGTAGGACTTGAGTCTTGAACGGTTAATGTGTAGTTACCACCCTCCAAGTTAGTAAACCTACCTATTGGTGAAACATAAGTTACAGGATTAGATAAAGGACCTTCTAATGTGTATATTACAGGAAAAGTTGCACCTGTTGAAACCACTATTTCAACTATCCCATTAGCCGACCCACAAGTTGTACCTGTTGTTGTTGCTGTAAAAGTATAAAGATTTGTGGATGAAACTGTAGTAATGGCAGTATAAGTACATCCAGGTGTTTCAACAGAAACTAAATAATTATCGTTTGATAACCCGTAAAAAATTTGATTCGCGTCTCCAACGGTACCAATAAATTGAGTACCTGACGCCCCCGATAGTGTGATGGTTAAATTTGGTTCAATTAAAAATCCTCCATCAACAATTACTTGTACTGTTCCATCATTAACAGAACAAGTTGATGGTGTTGTTATAACTTGAACTGTATTAAATGAACTTGGTGTGACAAGTGAGACTGAATCAAAAATAGTGCAGAGTCCTGCGTCAGTAACCATAAAACTATAATTAGAAGCTGCCAAATTTGTAAACACACTCGACTGACTAAATGTAATATCTACTTGCCCTGTTGACGCACTAAAGAAGTAAGGTGGAGTTCCTCCCGTAATAATAAACTCTACCGATCCATCAGAACTAAAACATGTTGGTTGAGATATCACAATGAATCCTCCCGAGGTTAAATCTCCAACCGCCCCAACACTAAAACTTTTTGTTGTTAGACAACCTATAGGGTCTGTGATTTCCACCGTATACGGACCCTCAGTTAATCCGGTTATTGTTGTACCAGTTTGCCCGTTAACATCTGTTAACCAATCAATTGTGTAAGCCGAAACAGGATAGGTTAAACCTGTTATAAAAATTTTACCACTTGGTCCACCTAAACAACTACCATCATCAACTATGTAAGCACCATAAGTAAATGTTGTTGATGAAGTTATGATAACTGATGGTGTAATACCTGAACATCCACCACCATCGTCAGCAACTATATAATATGTCCCTGCCGATAAACTTCCAAAATCAAAATAGTTGTTTGGCGTTTCTCCCGAAGAGTACAAGTTTGATGATCCATCGTATAAATAAAATGTTGATTTGCCATAAACACCCGAAGTGAACCCCGTAATAGTTCCATTGTCAAAACCACAAGTAGTTGAGGTGGAATCTATCGTCGCATTAGTTCCTGAAGATATATAAACACTTATCAGACTTTTATTCAACCCTCCATCTACAACTTCTAAAAAATATGTATTTGCCGATAAACTTGTTGCTGAATAACTATAAGTTGATGCGGATGTTGGTAATATACATGGAACATCAATACATGTTACGGCAAAAGGTGGTGTGGTACCTGTAATATCGAAATATACGGCTCCTGCCGATGTGTTTGAGCAATCCCCCGTAACACTATAATTATAAATAGTTAGACTCATTATCCTTTACAAAAAACATTAAAGTTTATTCCGACATTAATTTGTAACTCATCAAAATTTGGTTGACAGTTTGTGTTGAACACTAAAATTTGACTTGTTTCAGTATCAATATTATAACCATAACCTGAAGTTTGTAAACTTTGGAATGTGTCTTCTAAAGCGGTAAGCCATTGAGCGGCGGTCGGATACTGATTTGGTCCTACACCACTATAAAATTGATATTGTGCAATAACAATATTATTAATTCTAACATCAACATACCATGTCGATTGTACGGTATTGATTTGACAATTTGCAGGAACATAACCTTGTTCAATGAAGTAATCATCAAGGAGTGTATTCAATACAACACCAAAATTTGTAATGTTAGGGTCTGAGTCCCAAGGATAAATTGGACATAAAACTTCTTGTGTCGGACAATCAAGTACATATAATTGAGTTGTTAAAACACAAGGTTTACAAGGTACTGCTACAAATTTACATCCTTCTTGTCTTCTCCATACAAATTTTTGTCTATGGAATATTGAGTTTTCAAGTCTTACACCTGTGTTCCAAATTGTTGTTGCTGGAACCATTTGTTCGACTAATCTTATCCAATAATCTCCCATACCATTAACAAAGTCTATCATCGTTTGATAATTGAAGTTATCATTTGGTATACCGGCCTCAGTTAGGGATTCCAAATACTTCCAATAGATCATCTGTAGTGTAGGATAACCACCAGTTTTTCCATCAGTAATGAACTGACGGTTTCTTGTGTTAATCATGTTTCTCCAAAATGTTTGAGCAAACTCAAAGAATGTTTTTGTTTTTGGTTTGGGAACTATTGTAGTCCAATCCACACCTCCTAATTTTGGATAAGGATTTGTTATGTTACATGGAGTTGGTGGTGTGTAAAATAAACCTTGCTCAGGAATTGGGTAGTTGTATTCTCTTGACATAGTCCATACATCATAAACTAACCCTTGAGCGGGATTCATCATGATATCGACATTTTTTACATTAAGAACTAAACATTCTTCACCAACTGTATAATACGCATTGAAGTTACCCTCAAAACTTGTTCTTAAGAACGGTGAGTCGCTCACCCAACTTTTTTTGTTATCCTGAACTCTTCTTAATTTATACCCCAATGTCATGTATGGAAAATATCTATATCTCTGTAGATATTCTTCTCCGTAATTGAATGGTAATAATTGTGTTTGGTAATTAGGGTTATTACCTGTGAATACCTGATTAGTTGGAACCGCAAATTCAGGCATTCTATGTTGTGGTGTTGATTCGAACCATCCCCCACCTATCTGGAAGAAATAATTTTCACTTGCCAATGGCATTTTTGGACATCCGAAATCATCAACAGGATAATCTTCCCTTATAGTTGTAACTGTAAAATTTGTTGAGGTTGTGGTAAATCCTGTATACTGAACTCCTTGTATCGAAAAGACATTGTTCGTTTCTAAAGTTGGTAATTGTAATGTTACATTACCAGTACTTATCTCAGCAAATTGTTGATCAAACTCAGACATATTGATTCTTTGATCAGCAACATAAATATATTCGTTAAAGTCTATAAGTGCCTCAGGGGCTCCAACCATCTTGAGTAGACACTCAATTGATTTTCTTGTTCCTTTTGACTTGAACAAATATGCCGAATTTAAAATTATGTTTCTATAGAATTGATAATTTATTTCTTCGGGTGTTGGCCCAATTTGAAGTCCTGTGAAAGTATTTGGTTGAGTCGTAAATACGGCTTGTAAAAGTTCCTCTTGAGATATTGGTGAAAAATTTGTTACCCAACCTAAAGTTTGTGCTAAGTTTTTAAGAAGTTGTGATGGAATATCATTTTGTACTGTGTAATGTACACTATTCATGTTACCCAAAGCACTAATAAATGATTTAGTCTCATCAAAACTTCTACCGTAAATTTGTAAAAGTTTTTCAAATCTTTGGTCAGGTGTGTCAAATTCTTTGAGTGCTCCTGTAGTTAAAAATCTCGATATTATGTTTGTACTATATGCATCTAAATTTATTGAGTAATCATTTATCTGATTTAAATAATTGTCAAAACTTACAGATCTAATATCTAAATTCCAAACACCACCTCGTGGCCATGTTGCTAACTCTTTAGTTATTATGTAGGTACCATTTTCTTGTTCTCGAGGTACTAAAAATTGTGCGGTATATGGAGGTGTTATTTCTCTATTGAGTAAAAATTGTTCAACTTGATCAAAATCCAAATTAAAAACTTTGTTACTTTCATAATCACTTGGTCTAATCACCAAATAACTTAAGGAGTAACTAGCACCACTAAATGGATTTCCATCAACAATTAGTTTTAAAGTGGTTGAAGCACTTGTTGTTGGGTACAGATAGTTTACAGGGTATTGGGATCCTTCAACATATAAGACATACTTTTTATAGTTGAGTTTCATATTTCTCAATGGAGAAACTTCAAACTCATTAAACATCATATTAGTTTCTGCATTTTCTGTATAATCTATCTCGAAAGGGTTTTGAATTGATTCTACATATATTTCAAAGGTAGTATCATTTTCAATCGGGTCATAAGATATGTTGATTGCAGTTGCTTGTGTTTCAAACTTTGGTGTTTTTTGATTTACTTCTAAAGCGGCAGGAAAAAAATTGATTATCTTTGTAACTGAAACAGACATTCTTTTTACTAATGACCCATACTGTGTAAAATTTGTTACTTGTGATAAATCATAATTTGGATAAACTCTGTAGTTTGTTGCTAAAATATCAGCAGCTTCAATATTACTATCAATGTTTATTCCTTCAAGATTTATTGGTTCTGAAAAAGTACCAATATTAAATGTACGATTTTGTTTTTCAGTAATACCTGTCGTAAAATTGAAATTTGCTTGCGTCAGACCTCCCCCAGTAACCAACTGGACTCCAACTAAATTGTTCGAAAACGAATTAGCGGCACTACTTTGAGGTGGACAAGTAAATTTATTTGTGGCCATTAAGTGGTAATATTATTGAATGCTTTAGAGAAGTCGATATTTTCTCCTCGATCTTGTCTAACTTCATACAGAAGAGTATTAAATTGATCTTTGATCTCGTATAAGTTGTATTTTTTATAAATGTTGTTGTTTGCATCATAAATAGTGTATATACCGTCTTCCATTGATTTTGTTTGATTACCATAAAGAGCAATTGCAAGAGTTGAAATATCTTGATCAACAATTTCAATTTCAGTTGTAATAGGGTTAAAGAATGTGTTAGTTATAACAATACTTTGATTTGGTTGTCCAATAAAAGGTGTTGCACTTGGTTTATTGGTAGGTGATGAGGATGGAGACAAAGTACAAAACAAAAGGTTTGTTGAACTTTCTACATATCTATATCTGATAGATTTTTGAACTGTGTTTGTTAAGTTTTGAACTACAGGTTCACAATAAAAACTTGATGTAATTATTCTAAAAAAGTTTGGAATTTTTGTCCCATCTGAGTTTAAATATTCAACTCTAAAACCAACTAATCCTTGATTAACAAACTTGTTTCTATATTCTACAGGTACATTGTTAATATCTATTACAATTCCTTTTACATTTGGAAGTGCCGATAAAACACCACAATCTGTTATCACAGTTCGTATCTCTGCGGGTCTAATCATTAAAGTGTAAATTCCTAATTTTGTAAACTGATCGGCTGGTAATTTTAAATTGTACAACCCACCAAGTATTTCAACAGAGCTACCACCTGTTTCTGCATTGTTAAAATATGGTCTCAATACATCTTGAGCATTTAAGGTTGTTAATGCAAAATTTTGAGTGTCATCTCTTGATTCTGTGTAGACCATTACAATTTGTACATCCTCGGGACTAACATCTGCTGGTCTTATTGTACCGTAATTTCCTGTTGCCATTTTTTTGTTTTACTTTTTAATAAATATTTATGTTGACACTTTTTCTATCTTAAAAAACTTATATCCATATTTCTCCAAATCACCCAAATTATCAACTTCACCAAGTCTCATTATATATTCTAAAGGAGAATTTTTACCTCTCTCTATTAAAAGTTGTGAATAAACTTCAGGTTGATCAATTACATTGAGTAGTGCTTCGTTTTTTGTGATTGCCGATAAAACTAAATCACCAGGTACTAAACCGTAGGAATCTGCAAAATAAATTGTAAAATCCTCATAATCATGATATATAACCCCATCAATTACATAAGCGGTATAAGTATTTGTTATGTCAGGTCCAAAATAAGTTCCTACAACACCTGTAGTCCCTGTTACTTGAATTCCTAATTTGAATTTTCCTTCAGCCAAATTTACTTTAGGTCCAAATTGGGTTAAATCATTTAAGTTAGATTCAGTATATCCTGTTATTGGAAATGGTACTGTTGTGTAGTTGTAAGAATAATAATCAACAATATTTGTGTTTGAATCTCCTGTAAATAAAAAATCATAACTTATTGGAGTAGCGCTCCAACTTCCACCTGCAGGAAAAAATGTCATATTTCCTGATGGGTTTGTAATTGTTACATTAGTATAAGGAACAATTACTGGTTTTTGTACAACTGAAATACCCCATGGTGAATTTGCCGTTAGAGTAATTATGTATTCGTTAGGTGCACTTGCATAAGTGTGAGTTATTGGTGATATACCTAAAACAGCTTGTGGTGGTGTTCCATCACCCCAATCAAGTGTGTATGTTACTAATTGTAAGAATTTTATTAATTCTAAATCAGATGTGTTATAAAATTTGAATGTATAAGGTGTTGTGGTACTACCGGTGACAATGAAATTATTTAACACATCCAACTGAACTATCATACCGTCAAATGGAGTGTAATAACCAAAATCAACGGCCGATTCTGTCATCATGATGTTTACTGAAAGACCCGTTAAAAAAGATGTACCATCGGTATTTCCACTCAATAAATAAGACATGGGTAAATAGACACCTGTGGTTCCTGTCGTAACTGTTGTTGCGGTAGTTGCCGTTAAACAACATGGATCGAGTATTGTAGTTATATTAGTATCTCCTGTATAAGGTACAAATACAATATCACTTTTAACATTTTCAGGCGAGACAATAAAATTATACTGTTGTAGTTCCATTATGGGTTCACAAATTCAAAATAATTTATGGGTGAATTATTAGCCCCTACTCTTAAATTTGTAAAAGTTGAAAATACTTGATATGTTTTTTCTGTATAATTTAAATTAACTTTATAATAATAATATTTTGCATGGTCAAAGGTAAATTTATCAGGTAGTATCAAGTCTTGTCTTGTATTTGTCATTTGTTTAAAATTACCGTTGATTGAATCAAAAAATCTTGCAGACATGTAAAAAGTATTAATGTCTATAAAATTTCTTTTTCTCAACCAATAAATAAAAAATCCTTCTTTATCCGTTCCTATGTAATCCAAAACCATTTCTGATTTTTTTATTTGAACAGGTGGTATTAAAGCAGATAAAATTGCTGTTTGGGTTAATCCTTGTTGAACGGGCAATATTATAGAAAGATATAATGTTTGTTCATTTTCGTTAGGACTATCATAGAGGTCTAATTTAAAAAAAGATTTTGTAAATGACTTTGAGTAATAATAAACATCTTGCACTGAAAACCCATTATTTAAATAACTTGATGTCCACGCCCCAACGGTGGCTCCAGTAATTGGGGTTGAGTAGTCATAAAAATAGAAATTGTATCTAATAGAACTTTCAAAATTTTGAAAGACATTATGTGCAAATCTTATAATTTCAAAATCTTCTACTTCACCAATAACTTCATTTACTGCCGCAGTTTCATATTCGTCAATACTTTCGTCGCGACCCATAAAATCCCATTGCATATTAACAGGAACATTAATATACTTATTTAGATCATCTTTAACTATTTTTATTCTAGTCGCATCCATCGATTATAGGGTCTTGAATTGTATTTATAATTAGCGGAACTTTTCCTCCTTGATAATTATTTGATTGTAGTGGATTTGAAGGTGTCGCATAATCACTTGGCGTATTATAATTTTCGGGAGTGATTCTAAATATTGTATCAACAAACGGATAATGGGCGTTATTCAAAAAAGGATAATCAACCCCAACACCAGTACCTCCCAAAAACCCATATGGGTATAAATCTCTCCACCTGAACGATGATAATAAAGTCGAGTAATAAGCATATTCAGGTAAATCCACTATATTTCCTGTATCAGATTCTTCAACATATTCTGAAAAAGCTCTTATCGTTATAGGATTGTGAGGTCTATAAAAATAACCAAATTGATTTGTGGCGTTCAATGTGTTAGCAGACAAACTAAACCATTTGTTGTTAAAAGTTATTTTATGTTGATATAGTGAAATGACTCGTTCTAACTGTTCAAAGTTATTCCATTCACAAAAATCACCGTCCAAAGTATCACCACTGGTATAAAATTTATTATAGTAAAACGGACTTTGTCCAAGGAGTGAGGTATATTGTAATTGTTGAATTGAGGTATTTGAGTCCACATTATTTTGATCCCACCAAATTTGGGGTTTTCCGTTTTCTAAAAATGTGTTAAATTCCCAACCTTGTTTCACTTTTTGAGTCCAACCAAAATAACCTCTCCAAATAGTAGTAAAAAATAATTGGGTTAAAGGTCTATTCTGATTATCTAATAAAGGTCTAATATCCACATCACAATTGAATGATAATGTATATGCCCTTGAACCTTCTTTTACAGATGTTCTTGCTCTTTGATTAGGTGTCAATACTTTTATTTCACATTTGGTTTTGTCACCATAAATGTTTTTTTCGTATCCAGCATTTACTAAAACCGCACAGTCTTGATTTGTTATTATTTTGTGTTTTCTTACATAATAAGTGCTTAAAGTATCTGCAGAATTTGTAAAATCTAAAACTCTTCTAAATGTTCCTTGATTGTTTGTGGTAAAAGTGTTACCTGTAAATCCAACATTTTTTATATTGAATATAAAAAACTCTGAGTTTGACCCGTTGTCCCCTAAACTATCAACTTGAAAAAAAGAATTACCATCATAGTTTGTAGATAAAAGAACATAATCCCCAACTTGTAGTCCATGTTTTACGGGACATTTAAAACTTATGTTATTTGTGACCTGTTCACTTCCAACTTTAACTATATATGGTATACCATCAGATGCAACCCAATTCCAAGAAATTTGAGTGTTTGGTTCTATTGCGTATAAATTTTTGTTATAGTCATTTAGATAAGGATAACTTATGTAGTGTGACCAATTATATGTTGTTGCACTCACGGCTCTAAAATCGATATGTCTTCCATTTCCAAATGTATAACCCGACACATAAGCATCAGTTCTTATGAAATCAAACTCAGGATATTGAGGAAATCCATCCCAAGGAATTGTTTGATTCAAAGGTTGTGGTGGTGACTGAGTTGAGTTACCGGTTGGATATGCCGAAATTGAATTCTGAAGTTCATTAGTGTAATACAAATTATCTCGAAAGGGGGGATAGGTTGTAGATCCTGTGTATGCATTTTCGAAAAGGATTGTAAATTTTGTTACAGGTCTAAATATAGTCGATTCTTGTCTTTCATCGTCAAAAACTTGAGCTAAATCTAAATCAACAGTTCTATCAAACTCTATCAATTCTTTCATCGATTGATTGAATGGTACATTCAAAAACTGATCACTCAAAGGTGCCGATTTATACCTTTGTGTTGACTGAATAATTCTTGTAGATGGATCAATTATCATAACTCAGGATTTGGAACATAAAGTTTAAAAAATCTATCAACTGCAGTAAAACCATTGTGGAGTCCAAAATAAAAATGGTAAGGTGCCCCTACAATTATCGCATCGTTTATATTTGTACTCGGCGCCCCTTGTAGTATAGAAGATAATGTAGTGTATGGTTGGGTCCCTCCCGTCAAATTGTAACTAGCAATAAATCCTAGTTTTGTATTTGTTGTTTGATATTTTTCTGAATTTGAGGTAAAATCTAAATCTTGATATTTTTTACTAAAAAATCCGTTTCCATAGTAACTTGTGTACCAATTATTATCTTCTGATCCAAAAATGTTATTCAATCCAACAGATATTGCTGGTTTTTTTATTTGCCACTTATAATGAGGTACTTCTTGTGATTTAGGATAACCAAATTTTTCTTCAAACAAAGGGTTAAAGTTATATGTTTCTATTCCTGAAGACATTATTTTTCTGTATCTTAATTCTTCTGTTTGGGAAGAATAAAACAATCCCATTATAGGTTTGATTTCTTCAGGATTGAAAGGTACTGTTAATCCATTTCTGTTGTCACCAAAAAAGATATAGGTGTTGTTGGGCACATTTTCAGTCACAAATGGTGAAACTTTCCACTCAGAATTTATTGATAACATTTGAGCCCAATCACCATCAATTCTTGATCCCCCTCTAGTACTGTTAAAGAATTGGATTATACCGAGCCCTTCAGTTGTATTGGCTCCTGAGGTTCTTGGTATAATTCTTTGTCTAACACCTTCGTTTAATATTCTTGATAGGAATCCAAGTTGGACAATATCAGAGTTCTCTTGATATGAAGTTGTTTTAAGTTGGTCCACATAATATGAACCAAAATCTGAACTTCCGTTAGCACAACAAACTTGATTGATAAAATAATCTCTTGGTCCAAGATCTGTTACTGTTGTTGGAAATTGGATTTGTCTTGTATTGTAACCAAAAACAAAACTACCGCCAAGGGAACTAACAAGTGGACTAAAAGGTATATTTGGTGGTTCTTGTCCGACAAAATTATTTCCATCCCAAGGACTTGACCTGTAATAAAATGTGTTACTAATTTCGTTAAACATTATAACACTTTCACAATACCTATAAACAGGTTCTGCCAAAGCGTTAAAAGTCGTTCTTTTATTAAAACTGAACATATATAATACACCATTTATCCAGTTATTTTGAAAAGTTTGTGCAAACACACCTCTACACGCAGCGAAATTCATTGTAAATCTTATTCTCCATTCCAAAAATAATCTCATGTCATCTTCAAATGCATCTCTTATCAAGTAAAAATTTCTTTTACCAAAAAATGGTATATAAATAGGGTCTTTACTGTCTTTGTTTAATAAACAATAACAACCATTTATCATCCTATCTGCAGGAACTACACAATCTCCTTGCGGTACAATCCCAACATTTGTCCCACTACCTGAATAACATTTGAGAGGTACCATTCCCTCACATGTGAGGGTTTCTGTTAATCCTGAAAGAATTTCATCACTATCTGTTGATTCAACATTAAAAATATCAAATCCCATTGAAACGGTTGGTTGTGCTGCGGCACCTGATGCTAAATAAAATGTAAATTGATCATTTTGGTGTAAAGCAAATCCAGTTTGTGTTCCTGACGCACCATCTTGTACTGTAGTCGAGGTAGGTAGTCTATCACTTCTCATAACAATTTTACTTGATGATGAAAAATATACACCAGGTAAATTATATTTGTAATATGCCGGAGAATAAAGTGCCGTTAAATTACCCCCATTTAAACCGTTAATACCAGTATAAAAAGTTGATGACAAATTAAAATATTGACCTTCTTGACAATCGTTATTACAAGGAGGATTACCTTGTGTTGTTAATAACATGGGGCTTATTACTACAGGATTGGCCCATCTTATGTATGTACCACCAACCATGTAGTAGGATATGTTATTAATAGGAAGGCTGTAAGGATTCACAGATGTTACTTGTTGTGAAATCGTACTTGAAGCATTATCTAACCATTGTCCAGGATATGGACTATAATTTTGTGATAAACTGTCATCGGTTGATAAGTAGTAGTAGGGGTAATTAGATGTGAATGCGGTATATTTAGTGGAGTCAGGTGTGAAAGTAAACGAGTTAAAATACAAATTTGGTGTTGTATTGTCTACAGTATCATGTTGTATAGGAGCAACAATATTTGGTGACGCTTGAATTGGGTAGTTTAAGTAATAGCTACCGCTTATTATTGGTCCCGTTGTAAATGATTTACCAAAAATTCTTGATAGGTCATATTCAATTGTTTGTTTTGGTGTATGTGGGTCGACACCCCTTACAAAAATACAAATTTCGTATTGTTGATAGTTTGACATAGTTGTTACCACATCGGGTATAACCTTACTTGTAACATTACAAAGATCAACATTGTAGGTTATATCATGAAGTAAATATTCTTTTGGAAAAAAACCTGTGTTATTTACATTTGATTGAGAAATAAAATCTGTATATGTAATACCAGTAATTAATTGAAAATATTCTGTATCTGTCGGATATTGTAAATATGATTGTTCTACTGCGGGATTTCCTGGTACTTGTAAACCAGAAACCTGTGGTACTACTATTTGAAAGTTAGCTTGTAATGAACCTAAACTTGGTCCATTTGGATTAGCATAGTTTATAACTACACCTGTCGTTCCTGTAATTGTTGTTCCTGTGATTGAATTTGTTCCAAATTGATTTAAAGTAGCCCCTGTTAAGTTAGTTAGTCTATTACCAGGCGTTGTAAATAATGGGTTGGTGTAGTTTGGATCTTGAAATGTTACTAAGTTACCAACTCCTAATTGAGTTGTTGATCCTTGTGTCATTAAAACTACTAAAACTTGATCGTAGAAAGGTTGGTTACCTTGTATATTTGGGTTTACAGTTGTTTTTATTTTATTAACTCCTGTGTTTGGACCACTTTGTGTTGAAGAGAAAAAATATTTGTCTCTAGTATTAAATTCATTTAACTTTTGTGGGAAAGTTACTGAGGTGGGATAACCAAATCCTCTTTTGTCGGGTGTTGCCTTTTCCCCTACAAATAAAAATGGTTGTGGTGCTTTTAATAAATATATTTCGTTTGGAATGTATTGATTAGGATCTGTTGAGCTAATTATGTCGTACCCTGATGCCATTCTTGTAAAATCTAATTGTGCTTTAGTAACAACATCTATTGTAATGTCTTGGTTTCCTAATAATGTCGCAAAAGATTCACAAGGTGGAAATGGTTCATCTTCAGCATTGTTTATTTTGATTAAATTTGGATGTTCTATAGTGTATGAACCTGAAAAATTTACAGGTGCAATCAAAGTAGATGGAAAACTTAAAACAGTGTTTGTTGAAGAGTTAGAATTTACATAATCATTAGCCTCTTGCGTAATTTCATTTAACACAGAGTTATAACTAAAATCATCACCTAAATCAAGATCATTACATTCACAGTCACAAGAATTACAGTCAGGATAAGAAATCATAGGCAATCCTATTCTTGGAAAATTTCTGAGCCTAAACGCCAAATATAATACAAGTCCCAAAAATAACCCAAAAAAGACAACACTAAAAGCGGCTTGAGCAATTAAAAAAACTTGATATAAAATTTGAAGTACTAATCGAATAATATCTCCTTGACTTATTACAATTCCTAAAGGTCCTAACGCAGGTGCAATACTTATTATGGCAGCCGCTGTTGCAATAGTTTGAGATCCATGCTCAATTGCCGCTGCAGTGTCTTGGACTGAATTTTTGAAAAGAATAATTGCAACAACTATCATTATGATTTTCAAAATTGGCCAAGTAAATGCAACTAAATGGGCAACATATAACAATACTAAAAGAGGAAATGCCAAAATGTTCATAAAAACATTAAAAACAAAAAACAGTGGGTCAAAGTTTCTTATGATGTCATTAACAGGAAAAGTATTAACTGTGGATTTACATGACCGATCATCTATTTCTTTAATACCTAAATGTTTGGCCCTATTTAAACCATTTTTATATCTGTCTATAAAAAGAGCGGTCGTATAAACTTTATTGTAATTAAATTCATAAAAAGTATCTTCACAATCTATGGCTTCTTGTACATTCACATAGTCATCCCAATCAGTACTAAAAGCATACGATCTTAGAACATCAAAATAATCTTGTGGTAAAAATGTAAAACTTATAGTTTGGGGTTGTAAATTGTTTAATGGTGTTGCAACTATAACTAATTGATCACCATTGACCACAGGTATTGATTCGGGAGATCCAAAATAATTCGACCCATTTATGTATATTGTGTAACTTTCAACATTTGTTAGTACAGGACTTATAAGTCCTCCTGTTGCCGTTATGACATAAGTTGATCCAGTTGTTTGACCAGCAGGGATGGTTGGGTATTGAGCTGTTGCACTTTGGTTATTTTGAAATGGGTCTGTTGTTGTACCTGTCCATCCATATTCTTTTATGTTTGGAACTAAAAAATCAGCCCTTAGGAAACTGTTTTGTAATCCTTGAGTACTTTGCCATTTAAATTTAAACCTATATTTTCCTTTTGTTGGTATTCCTAATTGTGGGTCAGTAGATAAAACCAATTCTCCAAATTCGTTTGTGTAAACATAATCTAAGTTCATCGGTAGATTTACAAGATATGTTCCATCACCATCTATAACTTTACCCCCTTGCTCTAAGTCAACTCTCTCTAATATAGGTAATCCATTTGTATCTGAATAAATAGTTTGTCTTATTGCTTGAATTTCACCAGGTCCTGCCACTAACTCACACAAGTTTCCTGTGTTGTTTTTTGGTTTACAACTAATTTTGAGTGCATCATCATCAGTAGTTGAAATTATAGATCCCATAAAAACTGCGGTAGGTTCCAACTTTATGTTCGCTAATTTACTTAAGTCAAAATCTACCCTTGTAATACCTATCTGACAAAAATCTTCATTACCCCAAAATGGGTTAACATCAACATCGTATATTAAATTAACAATCTGAGGAAGTTCTCGAAGATTAGTGGATGATTTGAATCTAGCTCCATTTACCTGTGATTCAGTTGCCACTCCTTGGGTAATCAAATCTTGAGGTGAAAGAGAAAAACATCCTATGTCTGAAAGGTCAACATCCATTACTAATGTTTGTTCTCCAGTTGGAACTCCAAAAATCATAAAATCCCCACTTTGATTTGTTGTTACAGTGTATCGATAATATTTGTCATATACCTCAATATATGATTCATTCATCAAAACATCACCAACATTAGGGAATGTTCCCGTAGATGCATGTCCATCATAGGATGGTAGTTTTGGAAGTAAATTATATCTATAACCTTCTTCAGTTGTTGTGGTTATTGTTTTAAATGGGTAAAGTTCAGATATAACAGGATTTAATTCATCATCGGTATCTAATGGAACAAACACAGACACTTTGGCGTTAGGTAAACCAAATCCCCCATTTACAAAAACTCTACCGGTTACAACTCCGTAATCAGAACAAAGTCGTGTGTAAACATTGTCAGCTAATATTTTTAAAGATAGGATTTCTAATGACTCCCAATCTTGCTCTAAGTTTACATTTATGTATTTGTCGACTCCGACTTCAGTTCTTATTCTATATGATTTAGGCATCTAAAAAATCGTTTTTTTTCATAAATAGTTTATTTCCTATTTTCAAAAAAATAGATCCTATATCAAAAAAATAAATGTCTATGAGAAATTAACAGATTTTAAGTTAAGAACTCTGATGTTAATATCTTTGTTTGGGTATCTAATTTGATAAATTTGTGTAGGAGTTGCAAATAAGGTATCTGCTGTTGGTTGAATTTGTCTTGTCACAGGATCAGAATATGGCATTGATGTTTGACTTGATGAATACTGCCCACCTACCTGATTGAAAAATGATATGTCTGAAACAGAAACAATTCCATTTTCAGATTGTATCAACCTTCTTAATTCGGAGATGTTAACATTATGACCTAAATTTATTACTAATGGATTGAAAAATCCTGTAACTATTTCAATTGTTTTTGCAATTATGGCTCCTTGGTTTTGACTATTGTCCAACACAACATCTACAGTGACCGCCAAATCTATTGTTTCTGCAGCTTCAATTGATATGTAGTCATTTATCATTCTGTAATTAGACAAATAATTTGCAACATTCTGTTTAAGTGTGTTTGAAACAACATTTGTTAAACTTCCATTTGCATCATATGAAAGCATCTTAATTCTGATTTTATTATTCTCTTCTGTAATTGCAACTTTTGCTGGTGCACCAAATTGTGATGGCATAGTTCTCAAAATGGAATTATAGTCATTCACAGTTACCGCCCTGTTTTGAGCCGCAAAATTAAACGAAACCATGTTTCTAACATCTTCAGTTGTAGGTGGGTTAGCTCCTCCAATAGCTGCCGTTACATTGTTACACTGTAAACTATTAATAACATTTCTATTTGCACTTTCAGATGGTCCATTTACAGCAAATGAAACGGTACCTATTTGATTGATTGTATTTATACCAACATTACTTGATAATCCACCACCTATCCTATATTGCACAAACAGAGTTGAGTTAGAAGTCAAAGCAGCGCCCATAGAATAATTGTTCGTGTATCTACTTAAGTCGAAACCTTTTCCATCTCGAGCAAATTCTCTTAGTTGTTCTTCAGCGGAAATATTTCCTCCACCAAAGGTCATTTTACAAAATCCTTGTGGTGTGTATTCCGAAATAAATTTGTTAGAAGTTGTAATGTAAGTCCCTACTTTGATACCTGGTTGATCTGAAACTTTAGATGGGTCTTCAATAAAAACTCTATCTTGAACTAATGCGTCAACTTCAAACCATCTTTCAGGTCCTACAGTTATAAAATCCTGAGGGTTAGGTATTGTTGAATATTGAGTTCCTTGTTTAAGTAAAACACTTGTAATACCCAAAACATTTTTTTCAGGAAGAAACAACTCCAAATATGGTTTTACATCATTCGGAGTAATGACTCTTTTAAAGACTTTTGTTATACCATTAACAACTACTTCTCTTTTTACAATTGTGTAGTTCAGTAGTTTTCCACTTGAGTCAAAGTTTGGTATTTTTAACCTGTTTGGCGATCCTTCAGCGTTTATTGGAGATGCAAAATCAATATCATAAACAGTTTCAAATGGTTGACCGACACCGTTAACTTGTGATCCTCT